ATATATCTTTTTGAATATGAAGACCCAATAACTATTGATAGAATGCCTTGGTTTGATGCAGAACCTATAGTCCTTTCTCTAGGTCAAGATGGACCAACTGATATAGGTATAAATCTCAACTTGTTTCCTAGTAGAGAACGTGAAATAATAGTTGAAAAGATATTTAATACTTTTCAGAGTAGAATTGAATCGGCGACACGTGGAAACTATAATGAAAACGCACTTAGACAACAGCCACTGGCACAATGTGAATACAGCAGAATAATAAATATGATGAGAAGATATGGTATAGGATATGGTGTCAGAAGATACTTGCCAAATCTTAAATCTAATCAAGGTGTTATTGCCTATGAAAAATGGGTAGATGCTACACTATTTGAAGGTGGAAATATACAGGGGGCAGGAATAGGACAAGTACACGCCGGATTTCGCAAATATATAAAAAGTAAGAACCTAATATAATAAATAAAACATGGCAGGATTTTTAGACCGTTTTGGTCCATTTAGTAATAATCGATTCAACGTTTCAAGTCAACTTAAAAAATTAAGTAGCTTTGGGATGAAGTATGATGACATGGTTATCAGACAGTCTCAGGCAATCGGTGTAATGGAAGATAAGTTTGGCTATGGTCAAATAAATCCTCTTGGGTTAGATACAGATGATATGTGGTACCCTTTTGCGTCGCTTTCAATGGCAGACGTTGGAATGCGTAAACAAATCGGGTTCTTTGACCAGGGATATCCACAGAGAAGAGAAGAATTAAGAGAATTTTCACTACATGATGAAATAGAAGAAATACTAGATACTTTATGTGATGAGGCAATTGTATATGATGATAAAAATTTCTTTGCTAGGCCTGATATTCTAAATGCGCCTGTAAGTGAAGAAGTTGAAAAGTATTTAACAAAAGCATATCAAAATTTATATTCATATTTTGGTTTTAATCAAGACCAATCAGCATGGTACTTTTTTAGAAAGTGGTTAGTAGATGGATATCTCGCATTTGAAATTATCTACAATGAAAAGCAAGATGAGATTATTGGATTCAAAGAATTAGACCCTATATCTCTAATACCTGCAGTTGATAAAGATACAAATAAAAAATTGTGGATTCAATATAAAGATGATGCCGTAAGAGAAAGACAATTATATGATTCACAAGTGTTATATCTTTCTTATGCTTCAATCAGTACTGCATCTAGAACTTCTTATGTTGAAAGACTTGTTAGAGCATTTAATATAATGCGAATCATGGAACATACAAGAGTAATTTGGGCCGTGACAAATGCAAGTTACAAAATGAAATTTATTATTCCAGTAGGAGGTAAATCTAAAACTCGTGCGAAACAAAGTCTATCTCAGTTAATGCATAACTATAAAGAAGTTATTGATTTTGATTACAGTTCTGGAAAACTAGATGTTAATGGTTCTCCATTAATGCAATTCAACAAAGAATACTGGCTCCCGAGTAAAGATGGTGAACAGCCAGAAATTGAAACACTTGGAAATGACGGTCCAGATTTAAGTGATACTGAGGCAATGAAATACTTTGCAGATAAATTAAAACTTGCTTCAAAAATTCCTTTCTCTCGTTTTGATACTGAAAGTCCAGCAACTTATGAAATGTCTGCTGAAGGATTAATAAGAGAAGAAATTAAATTTGGTAAATTTATTAAGAGATTACGTTCATCTTTCCAAGAAATTCTAGTAAAACCATTATATCTACAGCTTGCACTTAAATTTCCAGAGATTGCAAATGACCCGATGATTAAAGCTCAGGTATCATTACAATACCAAGAGGAAAACATGTTTGCAGAATTAAAAGAAATGGAGATTATGGAGAAGAGAGTTGACTTTATATCTACTATGAAAGATACTCTAGTTGAAACAGATGATGAAATGAACGATATACCATACTTTAACCTAGACTTCTTAATCAAGAAGTATCTAAAAATGAAGCCTGAAGATTTAGAAAAGAATAAATCTATCATGAAAAAGAAAGAGGCGGAGAAGAAGGATGCTGAAGATGATAGTCTTGGAGGAGGTGATATAGATTTTTAATATAATAAGATATTATATTTCCAAACATATTACATATAAAAGTTGAATATATAAAAAAAATAAAATACATTATAGACTCATGACTGAAGGTACAAATCTTTTAATTTTAGAGAGGTCCACGGCATCATTAACTAAAGATGCTTCTACAGGTAGTTATGTCCTTGAGGGTGTATTTGGTGAAATTGGCGTAAAGAATAAGAATAATAGAATTTACGATGAAAAAGAAATTTTACCTCATATAAAAGAATTAGCTTCAAAAGCTGAGCAAGGCGTATTACTAGGAGAATTAGACCATCCACAAAAATTCGATATATCATTGAAAAATGTTTCTCACAGAATTACAGAAGTGAGATATGATGAAAACAAAAAACAAGTTCTAGGAAAAATTGAAGTATTAGACACTAGCGCTGGTAAAGAAGCTAAAGCTCTTATCGATGCAGGTATTCCTATTCATATTTCAAGTAGAGCAGCAGGTGTCGTAGAAGGAAACGGACACGTAAAAATCAAGAAGATGTTTACTTATGATTTAGTTGCTGACCCAGGATTTGCAAATGCTCAATTAGAAAGAGTAAATGAAAGTTTTGGATTTGCTGATGACGGTAATATAGGTATATTCCAGGTAAATGAGACAATAGAAGACGATAAATACTCTAAAGACGAACAAAATAAAGAAAATACAATGGAAGAAAATAACTTCGTAAAAACCGAAGATTTCAATAAGTATTCAAAGTATCTTGCTGAAGAAATTTCTCAGTTAAAAGGTAAATTATCTGAAGAAGCCGGTGATGCAAGTGTAGTAAAGTATGCAGAAGAATTAGCTGAAAAGGTTAATAAGATGCATGAGTATACTAATTACTTAGCTGAAAGTATGGATAATGTTATATCTCATAATAACTACATGGTAGAAAATATGAATAAAGTTACTGGCTATATAGATTACGTAGCTGAGAACTTAGATAAGAACATTCAATACAGTGAGCATCTTGCAGAAAATCTTGACAACAGTATTCAATATACTGAGCATGTTGCAGAAGGAGCAAATGCTATGGAAGGTCAAGTTAATAACTTAAAAGGATATACTGACTATCTTGGTGAAAATCTAGACAAAACAATAAAATACTCTGAATACTTAAAAGAGAATTTAGAGACAGTTGGAGGTTATACTGACTACCTTGGTGAAAACCTTGACAAAATAGGTAAGAAAGTATTCAACATTTCTGAGGCTGATGAAGAAGTAGAAGATACTACAACTACTACTGAAACTGAAGAAGTTGAAACTGACGACTATAAAAAAGAAATTACAGAAAAACTTAATAGTTTATTTGAATCTGCTCAGAAGCAAACAGCAGAACTCGACGGAGACTTACATTTTTTAAGATTTGTTGACAAATCTAAGCGTGATAGCTTTAAGACTATGAAGGATGAGGTTAAAGATTCTTTAACTGAAGCTTTCAAATCTTCAAAGTATTTTAACACTGCTCAGGTTGAAGCAATCTGGGAATCTGTAATAAATCCGGTAGTTGACCGCTCGCCTAATGTGATTGCGGACATGCCAGCCGAGTATAAAGAAGCTTGGGATAATTTATCTGAAGCTCGTCAATCGCAAATTATAGCAGAGTCTAAGTTTTATAGCTTAAACACTCAATATAAGATTGATAATTTTTGGCAAACTAGAGACATGAGACAATCTCCTGCACCTGTCGCAACGTTAAATGAAAATTCTACAGCAACGCCTGAGGCTCCTGAGTCTAGGCTTGGTAAAGAATTTGAAAACGACTTTGTTAAGGAAATGAAGAGACGTCTTGGTCGATAAAAAACAAACCCTTAAAAAAATTACATATAATTATGAAATTAATTAACGAGGCGGAAGTTTATTCAACATGGAGTCCTATTATCGAGTCTGCTACAGGCATTGCTGATAAAACGAAACTAGGTTGGATGAGCGAATACTGCCACTACCACAAATTATATGAGGACGGATTTGGAGCTCACAATAATAACGTGCACTTAAACCCAGGTATGAATGTACCAGGTATGGGTCACGCTACTACTCCTACTGTAGCTACTTCACAGAATAACTTCTCAAGTGCTACTCAAGGTTCTGGTGACAAGCCATTCTCATTATTGCCACTTGCATTGCAAGTTGCAGGACAAACTATCGGTTTAGACTTAGTACCTGTTGTACCAATGTCTGGCCCAATGGGAATCTTAACATACTTAGACTTCGTTTACGCTGGAGGTACTGACCCAGTTCAGTTAGCAAATTCTGCTACTGGTGCTGATGGAGGTGCTCTTCCTGAAGTATTCAAATTAAGTGCTACAGATTCAATCTCAAAAACAGCAGGTTACTACTACTTAATATGCGACAACGGTGCTGCAGGTTCTGTTACTAAAGGACTATTAGTAGAATACGTTGGAACATCTAGAGTTGATGGAGCTTCTATCTTCGCTATTCCAAGATTTAAGAATGGCGACATCGGTTCATTCGTTTACGCATCATCAGCAGTTACTGGTGATTTAGGTAACATTGGTGTTGTTGGAACTGCATTAGCAGGTAACTCACTTGGATATACTTTAGCTGACTTCTTAGATGGAGGTGCTTCACTTTTCCATCCTGAAGGAACACAGTCTGAAATTGCTGATGAATTAGCTAAAAACCTACACGGTGGAGGAGTTGATGAAACAACTTTCGATATCACTGGTGGTCAAGCATCTGATTTAGGAGACCTTACTCAAACTGCTGTATTAGTAAAAGCTTTAGAAGACCATATTACTGGTTTTTCTGGAAACTCTTACACTACAAACGACCCAATGAGAAGAGGAACTGCAGAAGCTAAACAAGACAACTTGTTAGGACTTTCATTGTTCAATAAATCAGTTGCTGCTGAAACTTTCCAAGTTGCAGCTGCTGTTACTAGAGAACAAGTACAAGACCTTAAGCAATTTGGTATTGATGCTGTTGCTCAAGTTGAATCAGTTCTAGTAAATGAATTGACTCAATCAATCAACAAAAACATCCTTGACAGATTATTTGCACTTGGTGCTAAGAACTCTAATGCTATAGAGACTGTTGAAGGTGTTAACTTCTCATTCCAATTAGGTAATAACACTATCGCTACAGGTGATTCTACATGGACTCACACTGACAGTGACGGTGCAACTGCTACATTAAACGTTGATGCAATTGACGTTTCAGGAGGTGGAAACACTCAAGGAACTCTTCAAAGAAGAATTCTTTCTAAGTTTTTAGCTGCTGCAAATATCATTGCAACAAGAGGAAGAAGAGGTGCTGCAAACTTCGTTGTAACTAACGGACAAGTTGGTACTGCTTTACAAGACGTAGCTGGATTCGTTGCATATCCATTAGCTAACACAATTAACCAAACTGCTGGTTCTTTATACCCAGTTGGTTCAATTGCAGGTCTTCAAGTATATGTTGACCCTAACTTAGCTTGGAACAACACTAAATACTGTGTTGGTAGAAAAGGTGATGGAAACTCTCCAGGTTTGGTATTTATGCCTTACTTAATGGCTGAGTCAGTACAAACTATTGCAGAAGGAACTATGGCGCCGAAAATCGCTGTAAAATCTAGATATGCATTAGTTGAGGCTGGATTCCACCCAGAAACTATGTACTTATCGTTCGGTGTTGCTTATGGTGAT